GTCTGCGCCAAACCGACAGACGTCTTTATATGCAACGCAAACTTCGACAACATCGAAGAGTATTATCCTTGGCCAATAGAAGTCCGTGACTCTTTCACGACCATCCAGAAAGAACGTGGTTGTCTGTCCAAGCACAACTACAACGAGAATTATAGGATACTATGAACGGATGCTTTGTAACAGGATGTGACAAGAATACCGAATGGCAGATGCCTTGGTTTTTGGATAATTATAACAAGCACTGCGACCTCCCATTATTCATATCAGACTTCGGTATGACTCAAGGTATGCTCGAGAAAGTTTCTGGTTCTGCTCATCGCATTATAACATGTTCCTCGAACGGTTGGTTCTCGAAGATAGAAGCGATGTTGGAGGCATCACACCAAGAGTTTAATAGAGTCTGCTGGATAGACACCGACTGTCAAGTCATGGCAGACCCCAAATCAATATTCAACTATGTTGTTCATAATAAACTGACGATGGTCAAAGATCACCCTTGGAGTTTGCGAAGACCGCAAGAAGGAGACTGGCATAATACTGGTGTTGTTGCGTTCGAAGGAAGACCACCTGTTCTTCGTATGTGGTTAACTGAATCGCAGAATCAGTTTAGGTATCGCGGCGACCAAGAATCGATGCATGGACTTATAGATGGCGACCCTATTCGTAAGATGATGCTGATAGCAGATGCTCCCCACAGGTTTAATGTTCTTAGAATAGACCATATAGATAAAAATGTTCCGAAAAATCCAGTGATACTGCATTGGACTGGTGAGAAAGGCAATGATGAAATTAGGAGGCAGATGAAAATAGTATGAAGAAGGTCCACATACTAGGAAACGGGGACATGTGTGAGATGATGCCAGAGTCCACTAGGTTCAAACGAGAAGGAAAGTTGATTGTATGCAACAAACCACCATTTGAAGTCGGCGACGTCTACGCCACCTGTATAGTCGACTTCAAAATGTGCGCCGCACTTTTCGAAAGATCTATCGTTCTTGACGAATACTCTTGGATCTGCGGCACCCGTCCCAAAATGTTCATGGAATCGAATCCCTCTTTTAGTATGAAGCACTCATCGCATATTCGCGAATTCTACACCACAATTCCTTCTTATGCAGGAAAAGGCAATCAAGGCGCAACAAACCTCAACTGTGGCCATCTCGCAACTCATTATGCGGCCACCCGACACAAACCCGATGAGATCCACATGTACGGTTTCGACTCGATCTTCGACCACAACATGAGATCCTATACGGACATTGTTCTAAACAGCGACCGCACCGACATCAATAATTATCGCCTTCTCGATATCTGGCGTCCCATTTGGAACGGCATTTTCAATGAGTTTAAAGACATCAAATTCGTCCTATATCACAAGCACCCCAACACCAAAATACCCACACCCTCCAATGTGGAATTCGTCACCTCAACGTAAGTTGTTGATTCTATTCAGTTTTTCAGACTTTGTCTTTGTACCCTCATCGCGCTATAATGGTTGCAGTTGAGAGAGAAACCAAGAGGAAGTGAGTATGAAAAACGAAGTCACAGCATATGGTATCCTAAAAGCACTTGGCGAGTCCAACTCGTCTTTGAATGCACATGCTATCGCAGTGTTAGCGAACATCGATACTACCAGCGAGAACCTCCAGAAGATCAAAGACGAATTGTATGATTTCGCTGATCTGGGATTCGTGGCGGTCAATACTGCCCGCAATCGTAACCAACCTTGGTTCAGGGTTGTTGTCTAAGTTGTTGATTCTATTCACTTTTTTAGACTTTGCCTTTGTGCCACCATCGCGGTATAATGGTTGCAAGTTGAGAGAGAAACCAAAAGGAAGAGATTATGTCAGTAGCAGATAAAATGAGTCAAGCGTATGTCCTCGGTGCCGATGATCAAAAGAGAGCACTGGCGAAACAGATCAACGCGCAAGAAGATACAGTCAAGCAGCAGCGTCAAGAACTCGAAGCACTGCGCGAACTTTGCGATGACCAAGCACGTATCATCCAGTCTATGCAGAAGCAGGCACAAAGGAAACTCGAAAGCAAGTTTGCCGAAGACGAGTCAGACGTTGAACAACTTTCAAAGCAAGGGAGATAGAAAATGAACAGTGTATTTGTTATAGAACAAAATGTTGATTATGAAGGTGATACGCTTCGATCCATACACGCCACACGCGAGGGTGCGTTGAGTGAACTGAATCGCAGGCATGCCGAGGCGACTGAGTTGGGCGAGGAATATCTTGGAGAGATGCAACTCGAAACGGACAATGTCAACATGTGTATAAAGAGTGCATACTTCCGCTTTCGCGATGGCGGTTTCTATATGTCAGAGCAAACACTGGAGGCATAGACCATGAGAGATAAGATATATTTTGTCGACAGTCCCGATGACAGTCTTTGGTTCGGTTCATTCCAAGAGGCGAAAGATGAGTTTGTCTACAACCACATAGAAGTCTCTCACACTGAGAGCGTAGAGATAGAGTGGACTGATGAAGACACTGCCAAATTTGTCTCGAGCGTCGGAGAGTATCGTCTCTGGAGCAAGAAGGTTGTTGGTTGACATATCAATCCGTTTGAACGATAATAGAGTCCATACTCGAGGAGTTACATGGCAATTGAAGTAATACTGATCACTTATGAGGGACAAGAAGAGTCTCCGTACAAAAGGCAAGCATCATCATACTCTGCTGCAATGGAGATGATCGAGAAACTCGAGCAGGAGTATCCTGACCGTAAATGGAATATTGAAACGAAGGACGTATCATGAAGAAGAAGCAAATACCAACCAAAGAAGTTGTTATTAGACATATGAAAGGAGGAGTTGTTGCATTCAAATTCACCAAGGCAGACGGCGAGTTGCGCGAAATGAAAGGCACCCTCCAAAGTGCACTCATTGACGAACTTTCACACAAAGAGACATCGCCCAATCCACGAACGAACCCAGAAGACCTTGTTGTTTGTTGGGATGTGGAGAAAAAAAGTTGGCGTTCATTCAAACTCAGCACCCTTGTGGAATATTCTGGATTAACTGGATGAGTGACTTCGAACACCTGCTGACCCCAGCACAAAAACGCGCAACCAAAAAAGAGCAGAAGCGTCTTTCCATGATGGAAGAGATGGGTATTGCTCCAAGAAGACCTATAAAGCGCAAGCGCAAACCGATGTCCCCCGAGCAGAAAGAAGCAGCAGTCGAAAGACTGGCAGCAGCACGCGAGAAGAAGAACGCTGGCAAAGCACCAAATTGCCACCCTGACGTTGCTGCTCTCGATGACGCACATCCGCTGAGTTATAATAACACCAAGGTGATACTCAAAGACTGGCGAGAGAAATTGCGAGCAATGCGCGACCAGAAAGATTCTAAAGATACAAACGCTCGGCGTGAGTATCAAGTCGCCGAGGCATATGTCAAGAACCTCGCTATATACATCAAGGACGGAATCTACCTTGACCACAAATATGGTGCAAACAGAGAAGGGACTATGAATACCATTTGCTTGGTCCCCGCTTACAACCCAGATGGTTCTGTCAAAAGGACTCTCGGTATGTATTATCCAGACCTTGATGCAACATGGACAGAAGAATTTGCTAAAGAATATCAATAGGAGTTATTATGGAAAATGAAGAAAACACGTTGGTGGGATTAACCCGACCAACGTTTAACAGTGTAGTCGATTACCTTATGTCAAAACCATATGGTGAAGTCTCTACACTGATGCAAGAACTACAACAAGACTCGAAGGTAATTACAGTCAGTCCCACGCAAGAAGTAGAACCCGAGCAGACTTCATTTGAGTCAAACAAAGGTGGCGGTGAGGAGAGCGCAGATGAATGAGGAAGTTAATCCCAACCTCGAATTCTTGACCAAGTCCAAGTTCAGCAAGATTGTTGAACAGACGGTACAAGAAATGAGGATGACATACATTGACGCGGTGATTTATTGCTGTGAGAAGAATAAGATAGAAGTCGAAGACTCACGTAAGTATGTGTCGACTGTCATCAAGGCAAAGTTGGAAGCAGAAGCAATGAGTCTAAACTTTCTCGCGAAGTCAGCAGAGTTACCATTTGATTGATAATCATCTGTTGACATCTCATCTTGGATGCTTATAATAGAATGTCTGGTTGAGGAAACAATCAGGCATTTTTAACACACACACACATAAGGAGACATTTATGTCTAGCAACAAAACTCCATTCGAACTCAGGTTCGACATCTTCAACGAAGCAAAAAGTATACTCAGTGAGCAATACTACAGTGAAAGAGAAGATGCACTTTCTCGTCACCAGATTGAGACAGAAGCGGGAAACAAACCAGAATTTCCAGAACTACCATCATACCCATCCTTTTATGCGATCAGGGATATGGCAGCGCGTATAAACAATTTCGTGTCTGATGGCAAATAATAATCATCCGTTGACATCTCAATCCCGTTCGGTTATTATAGATACTCTTGGCGAATACTGCCAAGAACGCATGACGAATACTGTCAGGCAAACACAAACTATACTTCAGTTATATAAGGATCCAATATGGATATTAGTAAATTAAAATCTCGTCGTTATGACATTAACAAACTCGTTTCTGCTGCGCAAGAGGCAGGTGGTGGTGATAAAACCGACCGAAAAGACAACCCCGACATCTGGAAACCAACTGTAGACAAAGCGCAGAATGGTTACGCTGTCATTCGATTCCTCCCTTCCGAAAGTGAAGTCCCTTGGGTACGCTATTGGGACCACGGATTCAAAGGTCCAACTGGTAAGTGGTACATCGAGAAGTCCCTGACTTCACTCGGCAACCAAGACCCACTGGGCGAGTATAATACCAAACTTTGGAACTCTGGTGACGAAGACGATCGCAAAACCGTTCGCCTTCAGAAACGTCGACTCCACTATGTTTGCAACATCCTTGTGGTATCAGACCCATCTGCTCCTGAGAATGAAGGCAAAGTCTTCATGTATCAGTTCGGCAAAAAGATCTTCGATAAGATCCAAGAGATGATGAACCCTCAGTTTCCTGGAGAAACTCCTGTAGACCCGTTTGATCTTTGGACTGGAGCAGACTTCCAGTTGAAGATTCGTCAGGTTGAAGGTTATCGCAACTATGATCGTTCTGAGTTTAAAGCACCAAGTGAATGTTGCAATGGTAACGAAACTGAATTACAAACTGTATGTAATGGTCTGCATGACATTAACCAGTTTGTTGATCCAGCAAACTATAAGTCGTATGACGCACTACAAACTAAACTGTTTGAGGTACTGGGTCAGACCGCACCAAGCACTGTCAAAGGTGACGTTGCTATCGACACAGTAGCAGAGGCACCTTCCGCCCCCACTGCTCGTGAACCAGAAGTTGCTGTGAGTGCTGCTGCAACTGCTGAAGAAGCAGGCGACGGTGGTGATGAGGATGCATTCTCATACTTCCAGAAGTTGGCCAACGCTGACTAACATTTAAATCTGTTCAACTATGGCACCCTTCGGGGTGTCCTATCGGCGGTATTATCACCGTCATTAAACCAAAAATTTGGAATAGACAAGACATAAATAAATTGTGTCCAGATAATCTGGATTTTTGAATCATTTAATACATAAGGAATTATTATGAAAACAACTTTAATCTGTGGGGCAGTCACTGCCGCATTATTCGCTGGCAATGCTGCTGCCAATACATTCGTTGAAGACCTGTCACTAGACGGTTCTCTTGCTGTGACATCCGACTATCGCTTCCGTGGTATCAGTCAGTCCAACGAAGATGTTGCGCTACAAGGTTCTATCAACCTTAATCACACATCAGGTTTTCATGCTGGTGTTTGGGGTTCTTCAATCGACTTCAATTCTGTCGGTAACGATGAAGCAACCCTTGAACTAGACTACACTGCTGGATATACATTTTCAGTATCCGATGTTGCGGTTGATGTAGGTTACATCTACTACACCTATCCTAATGACGGTAGCAACGACAACAACGACTACGGTGAAGTTTACGCTGCTGCTGATTGGAAAGGCGTTGAAGTCGGTGTTAACTGGACTGATGACGGTTATGCTAAAAGCGGTAAGGCGACATATGTCTTTGCTGGATACAGTCACCAATTTGGTATCGTAACTGTTGGCGCACAAGTAGGTGAAACTTTCTTGGACACTGC